ACTTTTGCTGTCGAATCGGGAGTTTTTATTAAAAATTCTAACCTTGGAGAAATCGCAGATATTGAGTACATCCAGAAAAAATTATTAACCGCTTTACGTGTTCCAAAAGCCTTTTTAGGGTTTGAAGAACCAGTTGGTGGGGGTAAAGATTTATCGTTAATGGATATTCGTTTTGCTAGAACTATTAACAAAATTCAAAAATGTGCGTTAGGTGAACTAAACAAAATAGCAATCATACATTTATTTTTATTAGGTTTTGAAGATGAATTACGTTCATTTACATTAAACTTAACAAACCCCTCCTCACAGGCGGATTTATTAAAGATTGACGTATGGAAGGAGAAGATGTTGTTGTATAAGGATGCTGTAACACCATTACAAGATAATTTCGCACCAGTTTCTGCGTCTTGGGCTAAAAAACATATATTAGGTTTTTCAGATGAAGAAATTAGGTTAGATTTACAACAACAACGTATTGAACGTGCGGTTGCGGCTGAATTAACAAACACCGCGACGGTTATCACACATACAGGGTTATTTGATAATATTGATAAATTATATGGTACTAAATCTGGTTCAACACAAGCTGTAACTGCTACACCACCGCCACCACCAGGAGGAGAAATGGGTGGAGATATGGGATTACCGCCAATGCCACCACCACCAGGACCAGAACCGGGAGGTGAAGCTGGTGTAACACCTGAAGGGAAAACTAGGGATAATCTTAAGATATTAGTTGAAAATAGTAATTTAATTGAGGAGGAATCATACATTGATTTATCAAAAGCAAGAAATTCTTTAGGAGATATTGAGTCACAATTGAACAAACTTCTAAATGATTGATATTTATAATAAAAAAGTAAATATGAAATTCGGATTATTAAAAACTAAAATTGAACATATATTAAACGAGTCTTACACACAAGACTCGTTTAAGAATGAAATAAAGAAGTTTAACCAATATGTTTTGGGTGATAGAAACATCGCTAAACTTTTTTATTTATACGACGAATTATCGTCTAATAAGGGGTTAAACGAGAGTGTTGCTAATGAGTTTATTCATGAGTCAATCACCTTTTATGAAAACACTGTTAATAAAATCCAGGAAAAGGATTTAGCTCCGATTAAAAAATGGGTTAATAATGTAAACGTTGAAAATAGTTATGAAGTAATTGATAACTTATTTAATGGTGGTATATTAAATCTTGAGGGTCGCATAATAGCGAAACAAATGATTAAAGAGGGTTTAACTAAACCAGTTAAAACTGATAATGAATTTATTAATTTACCAATTTCCACAATGGTTAATATTGCCAATAAAACAATAACTAACCATTACAATTCTTTAACTGAAGATGAACAAAAAGTTTTTAATATGGTTATGGAATCAAAGGATGAAGAACTTAAAGAAAAATTCCAACCTCTTAAAGAAAATGTTATTACAAAATTAAATACCCTTAAAGAAAATTCGGGGGAAGATATTAGTTCAACGATTGACGAAACTATAGAAAAAGTTAAGTCTGAAGAATATTCTAAAATAACATACTTCAAACTTAAAAATTTATCAGAAGAAATTTAATCTTCGTTTCTTCTATATTTTTGATTAACGTGTTTAGCCTTACTAAGCACGTTTCTTTTTTTAACTGAAGGTTTAATAAATTCTTTACCTTCATTTAATTTACTCATTTGTCTAGTTTTAATGACTTTGGATTTATATTGTTTCAACGCTCGTTCAATATTTTTGTCATTCCCAACTTTTACTATTAACATATTAACTAATTATTAAATTTATTTTTTTGACTATAACTATAAATATGTTTATATTATTAAAAAATAAACATATAGTATATGATATATAATGAAAAAAGGAAAAACCTCAAAAATTAAAGGTTATGAAATATCAAAAATAATTTATGGAACAGTTGATTCCGTATCCCTTAAATCTTTATACCTAAACATTCAAACTTGGGTTGAACCAATAGAAGATAACGATAATTGGTCAAGAGTTGTGTTAAATTTAAGTAGAGAAATTAAACATTCAATTTTATATTCACTAAATCAAGATATTTTCAATACTAATTATATCGTGGATTTGGATTTGAGACCTAGTGGAATTAATCTTAATAAAAAATCATTTATGAATCTTGAAATAAATTTCTATCTTAAAAATACGAATTTAGATTTCAAATCATTAGAATTACAAACCGCATTAATTAATGTTGTTAATACTATCCACGAAAATAATTTTTATCCAAATAAATACTTTACCTTTCATTTAACCAAAAGTAAAAATAAACAAGAAATTAAACAAATGGAATTAGCTTAATATTTATTAATAAAAAAACACATGAGTTTAAAGATATTAAGACCAAATGAAATAGGTAAAGGTATTCTTATTGAAGAAGATGCTGGGTTTATATCACCAAAAGATACTAATAATCAATATATTATGGAATCCAAAAATTTCATGGATTATTCAAAACCTTTTGAGTTTTATGCGGTACTACAAAAATATAATACACCAAATAGAAATGGTAGAGTATACCCTGAAAGTATATTAAAACGTGAAGCCGATAACTATAAAAAAATGATTGAAAAAGGTATTTCTTTATCTGAGTTAAATCACCCCGAATCATCTTTAATAGACCTTGATCGTGTATCACACATCATCACCGAAGTGTGGTGGGATGGAAATATATTAATGGGTAAATTAAAACTATTAACAAGTCCAGGTTTTCACGAACGAGGTATTGTATCAACCAAGGGGGATATGGCCGCTAACTACCTACGTCAAGGTGTAACACTGGGGATTTCATCTAGAGGAGTTGGTTCACTTAAAAAGGTGGGTGATCAAAATGAAGTTCAAAAAGATTTTGAATTAATTTGTTTTGACTTAGTATCATCACCCTCAACGCCTGGTGCTTATCTTTTTCTTAATCCTGAAGATAGACAAAAATTTGATGAAAACATTGAAGAAGAAAAAGTGGAACGTTTGAGTAATGATAATAAATCCCTTGACTTAATGAAAAAATTAAATCATTATTTGGGAAATAAATAATCATTATGGAACAAGGAGAAAAATATTTTGTGGCGAAAATCTGTTCAGATTTATTGGATACTGAATCAGGTAAAGTAAAAAAAATGCGTGAAGAAAAATTGGTATTAGGTTATTCACCAACCGATGTTGAAGCTAAGGTTACCAAACTTTATGAAAATTATACAATGGACTGGAGAATCACCGGGATTGTAGAAAGTAAAATTGATGAAGTAATTGAGTAATCAATAAAGTAATTTAATTAATGATAAGGAGGTATTTTACCTCCTTTTTTATTTTATAGTAAAAAAAAATATTCATTTCCTGACTTTTTCTAAAATACAACATATTTATAATAAAATAAATTTTAGAAAATGAGTAAAGAAAAATCTTTGGTAGAAGAAGCACTTATCCAAATGAAGAATTTGGAGGAAACAGTTGCTGAGAACGCAAAAGGAATACTTGCATCTACAATGAAGCAAGAAATCAAAGACCTAGTAAAAGAATCTCTAACTGAACAAGATGAAGAAGATGAGATTGAAATGGATGTTGACATGGACAACGAAGATGAAATGGAAGATGAATCTGACGAAATGGATGGTGATTTTGACATGGAAGATGAGGAAGAAATGGATGTTGATATGGACGACGAAATGGAGGACATGGAAGAACCAGTTATTGACTTAACGGGGGAAGAAGACACTGATAATATTCTTAAAGTGTTTGAATTACTTGGTCCAAACGATAAAATCGTAGTTAAAAAAGATGAGTCTGGTAATATCAATATTAAAGACAACGAAACTAACAAAGAATATATGGTTGTTGGTGAATCTGAAGATGATATGTTTAACAATGAAATTATGGAATTAGAATCTGATGAGGATTATTCTAATGATGAAGCTAAGGATATCGTTGATAAATTATTTGCTACCGAAAATTCTGACGAAATCGTTTATGAAGTTGAAATGGATGATGAATTCAATTTTGACGATTTGAATGAAATGGACGATGAAATGTATGAAGAAGATGAAATGACTGATTTAGAAGAAGTTATGGAATCTTTCAAAGCTAAAGGTGTTGGAATGGGTAAAGCGGATAAATTCAAATATTCATCAAAACCAAACCAAGGACAAGGTTTCAAAACTAAGATGAAAGAAGCACCAAAATCTGTTGGTACTGGAAAAGCTAAGTTTGAATACAAAGATGGTGAAAACCTAGATGGCGAATTCAAACCGGTTAAAAAATCTGTTAAGAAATCTGAAACAAAAGAAGGTACTAGAACTTTAGGTACTGGTAGTAAAGCTGGTAGAAAAGGAGGTCTTCCTAAACCAAAAGCAGGTTCTAAATTTAATACCGCTTTAGAAGAAAATCAAAATGAAAGAGAACTAACACTTCTTCGTGAAAAGAATGAGGAATACAGAAAAGCACTTAACGTATTTAGAGATAAATTAAATGAAGTTGCGGTATTTAACTCAAATCTTGCGTATGCTACACGTTTATTCACTGAACACACAACAACTAAACAAGAAAAAATCAATATCTTAAAAAGATTTGATAATGTTGAAACGTTAAAAGAGTCTAAAAACTTGTATCATTCAATTAAAGATGAATTGAAAGGGTCTACTAACACAACATCAATCAATGAATCGGTTGAGAGAACTATTAACAACACTCCAACAACAGGTTCTGCAATCAATTTGATTGAATCAAAAACTTATGAAAATCCTCAATTCTTAAGAATGAAGGATCTTATGGGTAAACTTAAATAAAAATAAACTTAAAAACAAATAAAAACCAAAATTAAAATGGGAGCATTATTAGAATCAGGTCTTGTTGGTAACATTGGACTAAAACACCTTAAAGTTATCAAAGAAGATACTATTAACAAATGGGACAAATTAGGATTCTTAGACGGTCTTAAAGGTCACTTAAAAGAAAACGTAGCGCAATTATATGAAAACCAAGCATCTTTCTTAATCAACGAAGCAACTTCTGAAGGTTCTAACGGAGCTTTTGAAACAGTTGTTTTCCCAATCGTAAGACGTGTTTTCTCTAAATTGTTAGCTAACGAAATCGTTTCTGTACAAGCAATGAACTTACCAATCGGTAAATTGTTCTACTTCGTACCTAAAATCCAAGGTTATGATACTAACAACCAACATTTCTCACCAATTGGTGCTGGAGGTGCTGTAGGTGATGGTTATGGTGACGCTGGATTCGCTAAAAACTTATATGATTTATTCTACGAAGGTGCTGAACCTGGAATGGATCCTGCTGGTTTATTTGACTACTCTAAAGGTCAATGGACTGCTGTAACTTCTGACACTACTGTTCAAGTTTGGAACAATGGTAAATTAGTAAACTACACTGGTACTTCTTTAGATGGAACTAACCAACGTAAATTAATCGTTAAATTATGTAATTTCGCTAACTCTGGAGCTGGTAAATTAATCGGACCAGATGGTAATGAAATGGATACTGAAGCTTTCTTATCTGATTTACATATCATCGCTGGTGCAGGTATTGATGTTGATTCAACTCCATGTGCTTTAGGTGAAGGTTCTTTATTATTTAGAGTTGTAACTCAACAATATGGTAAAGGTATCGTTCAATATGGTAGTCAAGCTTCAACTTCTTTCCCTTCTACAGGAAATGGTGGTTCTTACTACAATGTATGTGATGCTGAAGGATGTATCTATTTAGAAGTTGATTTATCTTGTCCAGTATGTGCTGAGTGTGGTACTGATACATTAGATGGTTACACAGGAGCTACAATCAATGGTTTAACTGCGGCTACAGCTTTCACTGCTGTATATAGAAGATATGCTGATTTAGAATTTGAAGATAAAATCGGTGAGGTTTCTTTTGATTTAGAATCTGTAACAGTTTCTGTAACTGAAAGAAAATTAAGAGCTCAATGGTCTCCTGAATTAGCTCAAGACGTTGCTGCATTCCATAATATTGATGCTGAAGCTGAATTAACAGCGTTATTGTCTGAGCAAGTTGCTGCTGAAATCGACCGTGAAATCTTACGTGATTTACGTAAAGGTGCTGCTTGGTCTTTAAGATGGGATTACAACGGATGGAGAAGAGTTAATGGTTTAACAACTTCTTATACTCAAAAAGATTGGAACCAAACGTTGATCACTGCTATCAACCAGTTGTCTGCTCAAATCCACAAATCTACTTTAAGAGGTGGTGCTAACTGGATTGTAGTTTCTTCTGAGGTTTCTGCTATTTTTGATGATTTAGAATACTTCCACGTATCTAACGCTTCACCTGAACAAGATCAATACAACATGGGTATTGAAAGAGTTGGTACATTAGCTGGTCGTTACCAAGTATATCGTGATCCTTACTTCCCACCAAACACTGTATTGTTAGGGCACAAAGGAACATCTTTATTGGATACTGGTTATATCTACGCACCATACGTTCCATTACAATTAACACCAACAATGTACAATCCATTTAACTTTACACCAATTAAAGGTATAATGACAAGGTACGCGAAAAAGATGGTTAACTCAAGATTTTACGCGAAAATTACTGTTGACGGTGTTCGTACATTTGATATTAAAGAATTGAGATAATCAATTATTTGATAATACTTAAAAAGGTCAGAGAAATCTGACCTTTTTTTTTCTTGTTGATTTTTTTATTTATATTTGTTATATGGAACAAGAAAAAATATTAGAAATTATTGACCTATATACAAATCAAGGTATGGGTACTCATATTTTAGCTAAAAAGTTTAACGTTGGTCATAAAAAAATTAGTTCAATATTAAAGGAAAATAATGTTCCGATTAAATCAAAAGGTGGTCAAATTAAAAACGAAATTGATATTTCTAAAACTAAAGTTATTCAATACGACTCCAATCGTTATGGTCTTAAATGTAAATTAACAGGTAAAGTTATTAAAGATGTAAATAACTTATCGGGGGAAATTACTAGACACATAATTCAAACTCAACCAGACGTTGAAATACCTAAAAATAATTATCAACGAAAAAAATATGAAAATGAAAATGGTAAAAAGTGGTATGAAGATTACTTTGATAAAATTGAATTAGAAATAAAAGATACTAGAAAATGTTCATTATGTGACTGGACAACTACCGATATTGAAAATAATACAGGTTGTTTTGAACAACATGTTAAAAATGTTCATAATAGATCAATATATGATTATCTTATTGAATTCCCAAATGAAATACATTTACATAAAGAAGTGTATGAAAAACAACATAAATTAAATTCTGAAGATTCACATGTTATTTGTGAAATTTGTGGTGAGAAAATGGTTGGAATAACTAACACACATTTATCATTTCAACATAACATGACAATAAGTGAATATAAATTATTATACCCCAATTCAAGGATAGTATCCGAAAAAACGAGTGAAAAATTAACCAATCAAATCATTGAAATAAACAAAACAATAACACCTACCTGGACTTCAAAGGGTGAAATTGAATTACGTGAATATATAGAATCTTTAGGATTTAATACTATTAAAGGTAAGAATAGAAAAATATTAGAAGGTAAAGAAATTGATATTATCATCCCAGAATTAAAAATATGTTTTGAGTATAATGGATTATATTTCCATACCGAAGAAATGGGTAAAAACTCAACATACCATTTAAACAAAACTTTAGATTGTTATAAGTTGGGGTATAAACTTTACCATATTTTTGAGGATGAATGGATGGCTAATAAAGAAATAACTAAATCAAAAATAAAACATTTATTAGGTAAGGGTGATGGTGTTAGAATAGGTGGTAGACAAATTGTTATTAAAACTATTGATAGTAAAATTAAAAAAGAATTTTTGGATAAGTACCATATCCAGGGGAATGATAAATCAACGATTTGTTATGGTGGGTATTATAACGATGAATTAGTTGGTGTAATGACTTTTAATGGTAAAAGAAATATGACTAAGACTAAACATGGTGAATATGAATTAACTAGATTCGCTACAAACAACACCTATATTATAAGTGGTTTAGCTTCAAAAATGGTTAAACACTTTATTAATGAACATAACCCTGTGTCTATTATTAGTTTTGCTGATCGTAGATGGACTATTGATGGTGATAATAATCTTTATACTAAATTAGGGTTTGAATTAATTAAGATTTTACCACCAGAATATTATTATTATTCATCAAAATTTAATCGTTATAAACGATTTCATAAATTCGTATTTGGTAAAAATAACTTAAAGAAAAAATATCCCCATCTTGACTTTAATAAAAGTGAAAATGAACTAACCAAAGAATTGGGGTTTAGTAAAATATGGAATTGTGGTTTGTATAAATATGAATTAAGAATTCAAAAAGATTGAACAAAAAAATCCATATAACCCATTATTGTAATGGGTATATGGATTTAATATATATAAACCAACTATATTAGTATACCAAGATACAACGATCTGGACGAAGTTGTGCGGTAATTGTAGATACTTTATCATCACCATAACCTAGTGAGTTAAAGTTAACATCTTTTAACCAAGTACCTTCAAGTATCCATTTTTCAACCACAACACCTGTTGGGTCTAACATTTCCAGGTCAACATTTCTTTTGTAACCCACAGCATAACCCATACGACCAGTTACAGATTCGGCACATAAACGTACCCACTCCATCAACGCTTGTGATGCTGAAGGTCCGATTGGATCACGGAAGGTTACGTTAATTTCACCCCAAGTAAAACGACCAGCAACATAAGTTGATGTGTTTAAGAATTGGATTTCAGTTGATTGAATTGTTATGTGTGGTCTAGCTGCTGATTCAACAAACCATTCGTTAATTCCTAGTTCAGATGGGAACCTCAATATGAATCGGTTATTACGTTTTGGTTCATACGTGGGCATTTTCATTAATAAATCCGCCATAATTTATTGTTTTTTTTAATTTTTTATTGTTATATTTATAATAAAGTGAATTATTTATTCATTACTTATAAATAGTACATATTATAAAAAAATATGGATTTAATTAATTTTTTTCTTAACGATAATAAATCGGGGTATAAAACAACCGAACGTTTTTTGAAGAAAAAACATAATGAGTTATTTAATGACGTGAATAACTATACAAATCATATTCCAGAAATTTCATTAAAACAACGTATTTGGCACTATATATATAACGTTAAAGATATCCCATGTTGTGAATATTGTGAAAAAGAATTAAAATTTGGTAGGTCATTAAAGGAAGGGTATGGTGTTTACTGTTCATTAACATGTACTAATAAAAGTGAAGTACATATTGAAAACGTTAAAAAAACCAATAACATTAAATATGGGGGCAACGCACCGATAGCTTCAAAAGAAATTAGGGATAAAACATCTAAAACCAATATAGAAAAATATGGGGTGGATAATTTATTCAAAGATAATCAATATATACAAAATAAGATTTTTGAAAAACATGGGGTGAATTCAATGAATAAATTACCTGAAGTGAAACAAAAAACACTTAACACTAATATTGAACGTTATGGTGTGTCAACACCGTTAGTTTTAAACAGAAGCAGAGATAAACTTAAAGAATCACAACTAAATAATTTCTTAAACAAATACAGTGAATATAATATTATTAATAGGAATGGGTATCAACTAACCATAAAGTGTGGTACTTGTTTATCTGAATATTCAACAATAGTGGCAACATTCGTTCATAGAACGACTAATTCTGTCGATCCTTGTTTAGTTTGTAATCCAGTAAATACTATTAGATCAATTAAAGAAAAACAATTAAGTGAATTTTTAAGTAATTTGGGTGTTATTGTTGAAAATAACAATACTAAAATTTTAGGTGGTCAAGAAATTGATATCTACTTACCTGAATTCAACATTGGTGTTGAGTTCAATGGGTTATATTTTCATTCAGATGTATTTAGAGAATCTGACTATCATATTAATAAAACTAAAAAATGTATTGAAAATGGAGTTAAGTTAATTCATATTTTTGAGGACGAATGGGATGATAATCAAGATATTGTTAAAAATGATTTAATTAGGTTATTAGGGTTGAATGAATATAAAATAGATATAGATGATTGTGAAATAAAACCTATTAATAAAAAATTAAAAAATAAGTTTTTAAGTGAAAATAGTTTTGTCCCATTGAAATCAACATCTATTGATATTGGGGTGTATTATAACAATAAAATCATTGGTATTACTTCATTTAATAAAAAGAATGATAATAGTTTTGAGGTAGTATATTATTGTGAATTAAAAAATTATTCTATCAATGGTGGGATTGAAATCCTTTTGGGATATTTGATTAAAACCTACACACCATCTAAAATAAATTGGGTAATTGATAATCGTTGGGGTGGTGATATTGAAAAATTTGGTTTTAAGTTAGTTGATGATTTATCACCCAATTATTTTTATTTATATAAACATAAAAGATATTCTAGGTCTGAAATTAAAAAAAATGACAAGGATTTATTAGATATATTACCTAAAATCTACGATTGTGGTAATTTTTTATACCAATTAAATTTTTAATGATATTTATTATAATAACAATGATATTATGGAAAATAAATTTGATATAAATTCTGAGGAGGTTAAACGTATATTGTCTTTACATGAAGACGCTACGAAGAATCAATATTTGAATGTTATAAGTGAACAACAGGTTCAAAAGACAATAAAATTAACTCGTGATCATAGATTTAGTTCGAGTGATGGTACAACATATTATTTCCCAATAAATTCGGTCTTTACTTCGGATAGTAATGGAGCTAAAAGTTCATTTACAGACAATTTAAGTACGTTTAACATGTTTTTTACTTGTCCTAAAACATTCAAGGTTAATACTATTACTTTAACCCCCCAGGATAAAAATACTGTCAATTTTTTTAACCAACAATTTTGTAAAACACAACCTAAACAACAAGTTGAAAAAAATGTTCAACAAACTGGTGGGCTGAATAAAACAAATGGTCAATATAAGGTAACATCTGATGTTGTAGTTAATTCTAGAGCGGGTGAGGGAGCTGAACCGAAATCTTTTACAATTAATTCAACATCGGTAATATATCCAAACTATAAAAATAATAGTGTTATTATTCAAGGGGTTATTAATGATGATAAAAAAAAACTGGCGGATTATAACTTAAAATTAACTTGTGGCACTGGTGAATTAGAATATGGTGATAATACTGCTAGGTTTTATGGTAAAGATAGTCAAATAATTAAAACATTAAGTTCAACATATTGTGTTGGTAATAAACTCAAAAATTGGAATGAATTATTGGGTAAAAAAGAAAAACCTGTAGTAAATCAACTCACAATACAACAAAGACAACAACAATTTATTCAACAAGTTACTACGAATAACAAATTGATTCAAACATCATTGGGGGTTCAACAACCTACTGGACAATTAACTACTGCGGATATTGACGCGATAATAACAAAATTGGGTTAATTATGAAAAATAGATTTTATATAACTGAAGAAGATAAGAAGAATATCTTGAATCAACATAAGAATTATGTTAATGAACAAGGGACTGAAGTTCCTGGGTTGAGTAGTCAAAATTCAATATTAAATACAATAACTCCCCAACAACAAGTACCAACACAAACAACAACTACACAAACTACAACACCACCTCAAGGTAAAGTTGAGAATATTCAACCTGGTATTTTTAACCAGAAGGTTATGGATTTACAGAAAAAGTTGAATGAAAAATATAAGTCTGGGTTAATTCCTGATGGTAAATGGGGGCCAAAAACATCGTTGGCGGTTGCTAATGTGTTAAAGGGGCTACCTAAACAATAATTATTCTTGGGGGTTTGATTGTTCGGCCCCCATTTCTTTTTTGGTTAAGATTCTAATTGCTTTTGATAATACTTCGGATTCGCCTAATGTGAATATGTTTGATTCGTGTGCGTATTTCACGGCGTGGATAAGGATATGTATTGAGGTATCTTTATTTAAGGAGTCAAGTAATATATCAATATGGTCTTGATTATGTAGTGGTATTGAGTTGAATAATTTTCCGTATAGTTGATCTTCCATTTTGTTATTTGTTTGATATTTATAATTATAGTTTAGATTATGAGAAATATCAAGATAGATGAATGGATTGAGATTACTGATGACTTAATCGTTGAAGATTTGGGTGTTTGGTTTGGTACGAAGAAAAAACCTAAAGGATCTTCGCAACCTAAAGGTCCATGGGTAAATATTTGTCGCAAGGTTGATGGTAAACACCCCCCATGTGGTAGGGATGAGGCTAAAGATAAGGGTTATCCGAAGTGTCGTGCGGCGGGTGTTGCTGGTAAGATGACGGACGCAGAGAAGAGGAATGCTTGTTCACAAAAGAGGAGGGCTGAGAAAACGCATGATAAGAGTGGTACTGGTAATAAACCAAAAATGACTTCTTATAAGAAGAAGTCATTGAAGGAATCTGATATTGATGTTTTGGTTGAGAGAATATTAAGACTTCTTTAATAGTTTGTCTTGAATTGATTGTAGGGAACTGTTTATTTGACCCATTATTTCATTTTCAAATTGTTGTCTAATTCTTTCTGTCTTATTGTCATACATATTATTGATTTTATCAATTTCTCGTTGATTTAAGACAACATCATAATGATACACATGGTTTGTTATTGATAAGTGATTATCGTAGATTATAATGAATAAATCGACTTCTTCATTTTTAATATATCTTTTTCCTGATAGTGGGGCTATTAAGAATTTTGAGTTGTCGTGATTAATTAATCTTCTACATATGGATAAACTTGTTTTTGTTGTTGTATCCATTTGTTCGTTGTGGTTGAACATTTTATACCTTGTGCTTAATGCCCATTTAACGTAAAGGCGTTTTAATAAGCGTTTGAAGAATTTTTTCATGACTACATTGGATTATATATTCAAATGTAGTGAAAAAAGTTTAATTGGGTATATGAATTTTAATTTTTTATTCAACCGCCGTTATTTCCCAAGATATTTCATTGAACATGTATTTTAACTTTTCTTCGTATTGTTTATTTATCCAGTTTAAGAAAAGTTCCGCCCATTTGTCTTCACCAAAAACGGTTGATAGGGTTGAAATATATTTATCATCCAGATATAGATGTTTTTCATCTGTTTGATAATAATCGTAAAAAAACGCAACAATTTCGTTTTTTAAATCAAACGATTTATATTGTGGGTTAACAATATATATTGTTGTTTCATCCGGACTCATTTTTAAGTTCGTATTTTTTGATAACAATTCTGGGTACATCCTTGTAACGTATTTATCAAAAATAGGGGTTAGTTTTGAATTAAGTTGTTGTTCCGTGATAATGATTTTCATAATGATAAATACTAATTAATTGGTTCAAAATTGCTTAAAATTGATGTTTTTACATTAAGGTTGGATAAGTTATATTCGGTTTTTAACCAGTTGTGAATAATTCTTTTTGTAACATCATCATCATACCACATAACTTTATAAAAAAATGACCAAATTTTTTCATTATTTATATAATAATAACCAAGTTTGTTTAATTCACTTTTTTTGAAGTAGAAGAATATTGGGATGTTATCATTATCAACATAATAGATTTTATCATCTTTTTCAATTGGGGTTAAATTGTTGAATTGATTTAAGTACGATAATGGATTGTTAAGATATGTTAGTCTAATAATTTTATCACCAAACACTTCTCTAGCTTGAGTTAAACCAAGTTTTTCAACCACTAATTTAATTTTACGATTAACTTTTTCGTTTTGATCTTCCGTGATAATGATTTTCATAATTATTTTCTAACCCATTTACCCCCCTGGGAGTTATAACGTTTAACGGCGGCACCATTACAGTACGCACTAGGACAAACTTTATAACGTGATTTCGCCCAGTTTAAGGCGTTATCCCATAAACGTTTGTTTGTTGGTGTATTCTTCTTTTTTGCTTCATCTAAGATAACATCTTCACCTTTAACTTCATTCATTATAAAGTCAAAAACTTGGTCCATATTATTTTTCGCTTCGGCGATATGGTCTTGGGCCCAATCATGACCATCCTCTAAAATGGTTGTGATTTCATTTTCGTTCATTTCAAGAAGAATTTCACACTGTCTTTTCATTTGTTCAATATTTTGAAAAAACATATAACGGGATGAATGTTCTTCTCGTAAAACTTGTTTTATAATATTACGAATATAATCCATTTTGTCCACCTAATTGAATTGTGTTTAATTGGATAACATCTTCCCCTCGTTCATTTGAATATGTTGCGTGTGGAGGTGTTATTGTTTGAGTATTCCCTGAACAATCTATTTTACAAACGATTGATTCTGTATTAGCACTTATTGGATCTGCCATGATAATTTAGTCTTTATAGTTTATTATTTGAAATTTTATTTGTCTTTTATAAGTATTCACTTCGCCACTAGAATTTACTTTTATATCAATAAAGTATTCGTTGGGAATTTTATCCCTTGTGTCAAACATGAAAAAATATTCATTTGGTGTACGATTTATTTGAGTCCAGTCTTGAACTTCAACTTCCGTTTGACCTTCTTTAACATAAATTCTATAGAATGCGTCAACGTGCGGTAATAACTTATTTGTTGTATAAGCTTGTTTAATTATCACCCCCACTTTACGAACATCGGTGTTATATATTTTTTCATCTTGTTTTATACCATAATAGTCAAAACCATATAATTTCGGATCATTTGTTGTGGTTCCAATTTGTATTGATTTTTTCAATGGATAGATTGTGAAATCATTTAATACTGGTGGTAGGTCAAAACCATTTAACTTTAAGTTTTTCCATTTATCGGAAAACATACATGGTGTTTTATAACCCAAAAGTGGTGGAACAACTACTTCATAAATCCCTTTTGATCGTTGACAAGTCATTAGGTCGGTTAACCCAGGTATCGGATTACCCGCGTTATCAAGAATATCAACATTTGGAGTACTATCCAAATTAAGCGGGGTTCCGTTGTCAAACAAATACAAATATAATTTATTAACCTTGCCCAAAACAAATGAATTTCTCGCATCATCAATTAAGTCGTTAAATTTTGATTCTAGGTATGGTTCGTAAAATGTTTGTGTGTGTTTTGTAAAGAATTGAACCTCGTAGTTTGAAGTTAAACCAGAAAAATTTTCAATTTCAGGTCTAAATGCTATACCCCAACCAGATACGTTCGTTATTGAACCATCCAAAATTCCGTTTATTTCATCGCTCATATCAAAAGCGATATTTTCATTTCCAAATTCAAAATGTTGGATATCAATAATTGTCAATCCACTATAGTTAACAACTCCCTGATTTTTGTTGTTATAGATTCCTGGTTCGGTCCAATTTGTTATTGTTGTTGTTTGATACCAATTGGATGGACGAATTGAATAATTTTTATCACTAGCGATTTCATATTTAAGTTCGGCGAAATCATAACCGACACCTTCATCCCATAATTGGGGATTGTCCATATCGTTATCAATATATGGAATCCTAAATAATATTAAGTCAAACGATGTTGCCCTTTTTCTTCCTTGGGATGTTGATGTATATAATTCCTCAATGTTAAAGATTGATGTATTTGTCATTTTAAGGATGTGTGATACATTTTCATCACAATCAAGGGATAAAGTCCCATCATTAACTTTTTCATTCAATAAATCTAGGTCTAAATTAAAAATAAAACGACTAAACCCTGTTGGGTAGTTGTTATTTATTGAAGATCCATAAAAAAGTTCAACAACCGGATTTTTTCCTGTGTTTGTATAACTATTGGATATTATGGTGTTATTTCTACTAAAATATGATTTATGTATTGACATTTAACCTCGTTTAGATATAAATATCAATTAATCCGAATATTTTGATTTAATATTGAATTTTGTGCGTTTGCTAGTATTGAATATATCTCTTCCGTTGTTTGACCATTTCCTGCTGATATTGGAACTGGGGGCATTGTTGCGATTGGGTGAACGTGTCCGGTAATAAAATCAAAAATTTTGGATAATAACTCCATCAATTTATCCCCCCTAACAGTTGGATAAGTTTTTGAATAAATCCCATTTTCCACACCTTGACCATTAAACCCACCGACAAATCTTGATTGTTCAATACCATATATTGTTTTTGATAAGTCAATTTTTCCTTTTGGACCATCCGAATCGTGGGATAATAAATATAATTTTTGAGCTCCCATAACACCATAAGTGATATCAATATTATTTGTTCCAAAAACATCAACATTTTCAAATTTCAATTCTTGTTGTTTACCGATTAACGCATCCCCATTTTTATTATCCCATACCAATACAAATCCAGTTTTTGTTGAATTCGCGGGTTTTATTTTCTTATGGAAGTTAATATAATTGTTTACTTCATTAATATCTTGTTGTGTTCCTATTTGAATCATCTTTTGGGTGAATCCTTTATCATACGTCATTTTTGATGGTGTGATAATAAATGGGAATTGATTAATTAAGTTATTTTGATTGTTTGTGGTATAACCAGATATGTTAATATAACCATCAACAAGACCATCAATAACATTGTTAATTAGATTGGATACCTCCTCAACACTTGATGCGTTGAACTTATATTCTTCAATTGGTCCAACATAATCCGTACCAATACTTAAATTCTGAATTGTATCGTAATTGAAGTTATCGGTATTAACTTTTTGACTACCAATAACATTGTATATTCCAACTGAACCAGTGAATTTATCTTGAGTATTTTCCAAATTTAAGATATCCCAAACTACCATCTTTTTAACAACTTTAGTTGGTGTTATTAATTTTGGTATTGTTTTTGTTTCTTCTAAAAGTTTTTCTTGAGTGAAATTTGATAATTGTAGAAAAGCACGTTTATCATTAGCAATAGGGTATTTATTAACGTTTAGTTCATTTGTTTTACCCGCACGAATTAATACTTCATTTTCTTTTATGATAACATCCGCAGTACCCCTACCCAATATTCCGTTATCTTCAGGTTCAGGGAACACCCCTTTAGAATTTTCATCCCAATAACTACCATCCGATTTTTTAAGTGTTAAATTTTGTTTGTATCTAATACCTTCACCCAACATTTTTCTAGATGATTCACTTGCCTCATATGTGGATAACATCGGTGAAGATAATGGTCCGGTAATATAATATTGATTGGTATAAGTGAAGTTTTTATTTTGATAAAAAATATTTACCAACTCCCCAACTTTTGGGTTGATATTCAAAAAGAATGGTAATAATGGTAAAAATATTAAAGGGTCTTTAGTTGTCCAAACATCTGTTTTTTCATTCCAATTTTCAATAGATTTAATAATAGCGTCATAATCTTTATTTAATGGAACAACCCTTAACCTACCCAATAATAGGGGGTCTTGAGTGTCATATACAACACCTTGAAAAAATATTTGTGATGCGGAATTATCCATTTGTCCTTGTTTTATATTCCTTTAATAATAAATTATAAGATTCTTCTAGTTTATCTAAATGGTGGGATAAATCAATTAATTGTTTTTTTGTGAATTCAAAATCTTCATTTATTTTATCCATCGCAAACATTAAATCTTTATTTGTCCTAGATTTATAATCATTAATAATTTCTAACGCTTTTTCGTACTCCTCCATAATATTATATACTTTTTCCTGAAGCTTTTAATGGGATTGTTATCCCAGCTGGTGTGATTGTTAATGGTGGTATAGCAATTTCTACTTTACCATTTTCAGCTAATTCATCCGCCTGACCTTTAATTGATGAAAACATGGACAACATTGTTAAATTTGGACTACCATCCGGCATCGGTCCTGTTGGTATACCTAATGACTGTAAATCTTCAATTGTGTTAATATACGCTCTAGTTGGGGACGTACCTTCTAATAGTTGTGAACCGAATAATAATGGTAGTGGGATTCCTGACCCAAAACTTTTACCTCTAGCTAAATTTAACAACATAAAAAGTTCATCAATAACACTTTTACATTGCCTCCAATCATTAACAAACCTAGCAACAATTAATAGTAGTTCAATTAATTTTATTATCCGTCTATACTTAAGACGAATACGTTCCTTTACTAAATCACGTAATACCGACTGAATTAATCTGACAATATCCGATTTAATAATGGTGAATAATGTTTTCACAAATAAACCACCTATTTTTGAAATAACTGACTTAACATATGAACTAAACTTCTTCATAAACTTAACAAATGAATCAATGACTTGTGTTGCATTCTGGGTTAATGATTCAACCATTGAAAAAATGGGTAATAAAACTTTTGGGGAGAATAAGGATAATACTAACCCCTTAACCATCGTTTTAATAATATCATCATCCACATTAAGATCAAACCCTAAACCCTTTTTATTTTCATCATCAACTATATTATTGGTTAATTTATCCGCTTTATCAACAAAATCTTCGTCTTTAACAAATGTAATAGTATTTAGGTCATTTAATAAACCTAAATAATTAACTGGTAAATCAACATTATCACATGATTCAAACTGAACAACACCACGTTTTATATTATTTCTACGTGAATTAATATTTCTTAAATCAATTTCATTCAATTCATAAAATGATTGATCATCACCATCAAACTCGGATATTTTAGATGTTCCAGCAACATCAATTTCACTTCTATTGTCAAAACATAAACCCAATATTCGTTGAATATATATGAATAATTTTGACGTATCATCAATTGTATAATCCCCATTTCCAATATTAATTGAAATTGCTCCAGTTAGAGCCTCAATTATACCGGCCATAACATTTTGTTTTTCAAAAATCTTAATTGAGGTATAATAGTCAACAATAAATTCTTTAACTGAATTAACATTACCAGCTCTATTGGATAAAGTTATTTCATACCAACCACCACTTTCATTTGTTATTGGGTGGTTATCTAAAAATTTTATATTAAACAAACCTTGTCCAGATGAACCCTTATATTCTTCGTTATAATCCGTTTTATAATCATTTGTTGATTGTATACGTTTATACAACTGACGATTCATTGAATATGGAATTCCCTGGGGATTTATTGTATCATTTTTTTCGTATAAAGGTTTTGCTTGATCTGAACTTGGGTCTTGTTTTAATATACCCAAATAATCAATTGATGATAATTTAAGATATATTTTTTGACCACCAACATATGTTTGTGTTTGATCACAACCTATTGCTTTTAAGGTGTCTTCTAATAATATTGTTGATATTTGTGGTTCAATAATTCTAATTGTTTCTAATAATTTTCTTTTAATATAACGATTAGAGTTGGAGTTTGAAGTTAATTTACTTAAATTTAACAATTCTTCAAATTGTGTTTTTACTTTTTTTTGATACGTTTTAGCGGTTTGACTAATGTTATCAATTTTTTTACTAGCACCACTTAAAGATTGAACAATATCACTTTTTTTTTGTTCAAAAGTTTTACCGGATTGTTTTTTCGCGTTTTTATACTGAGTATTAAGATCACTAAAAGCTTTTGTTGCTTTTAATTTATTTTCAATATTCAAAAACCCATTATTTAAGTCCAGTTGTGGCATATCAATTATTTTAATTTATATTGTGAATTTTTTGGATCAGTGTCCTTTTCAATTAAACTTTTAATCACTTCATCATCCATATCAATATCAGCTATGGAGAAATTTTCTTGTTGACTTTGATTAGATTTCTCCCACATACTCGCTTGTAGTTTTGACAAGGATAACTTCTTATCTACACAATCATTGATAATTTTTTGTTGTTTTTCAATAACCGGACCGATAAGTGTCATATCTTGAGGATCCTTCATCATTGACAACATTTTATTTTGTATCCTAATCGCAGTATTACGTTGTTCAACAAGTTCATTATAAATTTCCTGCATTAAAGCTAATACAGAATCTTTATTAAGACTAATATCTTTTTTTCCTAATCTTCCCATAACTTATAAATAGTTTGTTTTAACTATTTTACCATATTTTCAATAAGACCACCATAAACCGCTTTATACTTCTTCATTGAACATCTTATTTCTTTAGTTGATAAATTAGTCATTTCACGTAGTGATAACAAAATAATATTTCTATTAAATTTATTGTTATCATTCCCAATAAAGATATTTTCATAATTTTCAAAAATATCGTATAATGCCATACCTAATTTAACATCATTATCTGTCAATTTTTCAGTTTTAATAAAATTATCCAATTCAGTTAATAATTTACTGATAACATGTTGATAATCCAAATAGTCAGAATCAATATAATACGTTAAACGTTCATCATTTTCTAAGTCATATGAAATATCTTCATATGAAATTTTACGATTCGTTTCTTTTTGATCCTTCATCATTTGTCCCATTAAGTAGTTTTTACAAATGGTTCCAAAATATGAATATGCTTTTTTTTCTTTTGATGGTTTGAAATTATCAATTTTTGTCATCAAAAACGAGTGAGTGTCTATATGTATTTCAGTGAAATCCATATCTTTTCTATATAATTTATATCTTCTAATAATTGAAGATATCATCTTATCCAAGGGTTTACGTAAATATGTATTGTATATTTTGTTCTTTTCTTCAAAAGAAGTGGCGGATAGGTATTCTACCACCGCCAATTCTTCTCTAGTATCAAAATAATTAGAGCTTGAAGTTTTTTTACCCTTCTTATTTAACTCAACCGTATCGTTTGTTGAATTGATTTCGTCTGACATTAAACTGTTTGGGGTTCATACTTTATGTTTCTATCTTGTGTGTGATAAAACTCTTTTTTCGCTTGGTCAATCCAAAATTTAACTTCATTTTCTGTTAATCTTGTATCACCATTTTTATAATTCCAGAAGATTGAACCTTCACGTAAATTAATATGTTTATAACCAATTTTTGGAATTGTCATAATTTTCGTTGAACGATTTGTTAATCTTAAGAATAATTCATAACCATATGTTAACTTAAATGATGGTTTGAATCCACCATTTTCAACAAAAGTTGTTTTTTTGATAACCATTCCAGATGTTTGGAAGTTTTGATAATCCAACAATGTTTCATGTGTTAAAACACCAATTTCTTGTGTGAAGTTAGCGGCGAAGGTTGCTTCATTTGTAAATCCAGCGAAAACACCTTTATTATCAACATCAACAACGATTGGTAAAAATACTTCAACATCCGAATATGCGTTGATATATGTTTGAACATTTTTGAACCAAATATTCGCATATTCATCATCAAACTCAAAAAGTGTAACCCATTCAGATGTTGCTTTTTCAACACCAAAATTAACTTGTGATGTATAACTTGCATCATCCGTCCAAGTATGTTTAACAACATTAAGACCACCGAAGTCAAAATTATTTAAGTATTCCACCAAATGATCTTCATTTGTATGAACGATTATTAATTCATTAACACCAACCTTTTGTGTTGTTAAAGATTTTATCGCTCGTTCAAAAAAATCAACAAACCCAACAGTCTTAGCTGATTTAATCGGCAATATAACCGATACGTTTAAAGTTGTAGTATTTTCCATATTATTCCTCAATAGTTTGTAGTTTAGTTGCTTGTGCTTCAAAAGCTTCCAATCTCGCTGTAAAATATTTATTAAATAATTCCACGGCGGTTGTGTTGAATTCATCTCTTGTTGTTAATTCAGAAATAGTATTCCCCATTTCAGTGTATATTGTGTCAGCAATTGAATCTTCTAACCACGATTGTAAAAAATCGGCGGTATAATCAATAACGTCTAATTTGTTATTCACCCAAAAACCATTATTTTCGTTAATCCAAGTTGGAACCATATTTGGTACTAATCCTAATACCGGAACATTTGATTTCATTGACTCCAATGGAAATGTACCATAAGAACTATTTTCATCAATCCAAATAGATAAACAACATTCATTTAATTGTTTAGCAAATTCAGATTCTGATAACCCACGCATATCTCTAAATGTTATCCATCTATATTGTGGGTATTTGATATAGAATTGTTTAATTAAATTAACCGCATCACGTTGATCTCTAGTGTGAACAGCGACGAATGGTTTAACAGGTAAAGTGTTAGGTGTGAATGAATCCGAAATAAAAGGTGTTAAAATATCAAATGACACGTGTCTGAAAATGTTTGACAAATATTCTTTTTGTTTTTCAGTTGTTGTGATACATTTAATAAATCCAAATTGACTCCAAGTCTGTCCTGGGTTTAACGTTTCAAATACGTGGTCATACGCTTGACTTAAGATGATTTTACCACAAGGTAGCTTAGCGATTTGTTCCATAATAAAACCATATAGTTCTGGTAATACAATGAAATCATCTGGTGCAACCTCCAATTTATTACCCTCAATTGCTTGGTGGGGTAATGTATCCATATATTCACCACCTAACCAATCACTAACACCATAATAATCTGGTTTTTCATGTAATATAACTGGGTTATATCCTGCGTTATGTAAAGCCATACCTAAATTGTAGATATATGCTACCGACGCTTTAGCATTACCTTTAGTATCCTGTACTAACAAGTAAATTTTAGACGTTTTGTCTTTTAAGTTTTGAATTGATTTTTCTAATTTAACTAAATTTTCCTGGTTCATATTAGTATTTGTTTAAGATTTTTTTATTTAATAAGCTGTTAAACGCTAACTTAAAAGGTATTGATAATTCAGAACTCCTAGTTCCCATGACTTCATCAACTTCACCACCTTCGCTAAGTATAACATCAACCATCATTTTTATCATTTCGTATTTTACAATACTAATCTGTTGTGTTGCGTCATCCAAATCATCATCTTCTTCAGATTCAACAACTTCTTTTGTCTTGGGGATGTTGATATAATCTTCAATTCTATCAAAATCCAAAAAATACTCCTCGTTTAGAATTTTTAACATAGTTCAAGGGTTTTTAATTTAGCGTCTAGCTCTTTTATTGTGTTTATTGTGTTATCAAAGGGAGTGTCAATGTTATATTCCGTTTGATATTTAATCACCAATTTATCTTTAGGATAGTTTAATAATAAGGTGGGATTTGCTGTAAGTAAAACGTCAATTTCGTCCCACATTGAATTAATTGTGTAATCACTATAAAATTTTACTTTTTCAAATTGACAACCAAATTTGGATAAGAAAAATAATGTTGCCGGTTTGGATTTACCAATTTCGTTTGACACGATAATAAAGTCAATTTCATCACGAAGGTTTAAGTATGTATCATTTAAGTCGTTGAAGGTGGAATATTCTCTTGATGGTGCGTGACCAAATATTTCCATCGGAAATTCTTCATATAAGAATGAAAATAATTCTTCGTCATTTCTAAATGAAAAATGATTTTTTAAGTCTGAAGTGTTAATTGGTTGTGTGATTTTATATTCAAAATCATCTTCATCCTCAATTCCTTCCGTCTTATCAATCATAAACTTCTGGTAGGTTTGTTCAATCTTGGTAATGGTATCCCTCAAAACACCATTAACGTCAATCCCAACCCTTAAATTTTCCTTTTTCATATTAACAATATATTTATAATATCGTTTTTGTAAAGGTTAAACAAAAAACCCCACCTTAATTAGGATGGGGTTATTTTTTATTCTGGTTTTTTATATCGTTTTTCTTCAAATTCGTCAAACTTCGCCTCAATACGTTGAATGATTTTATTACGAACAATATGTTTTAAATCTGTTATTTCAACACATCCAAAATCTTCTTCATCCTTAAACATTTCCATAATGATCTCTAATGATGATTCACGTTTGTTTTTGATATCTTTTTGCTTTTTATCACCAAGGAGTATCATCTTGGAATTATTCCCAATCCTAGTTAATAAGGTGTGCATATTATCAATAGTAATATTCTGACACTCGTCACCTATAATGACAGAATCGTCCAAGGAACGACCTCTTGCGTACGCGAGAACTAATGGTTTTATAACACCCAAATCAAATAAACGATGGGTTAATTCTTCACCTATGATTTTTTCAAAATTATCCATAAATGAATTCATAAATGGTTCTACCTTCATGTCATACGAGCCAGGCAAACTGCCGATTGATTCATTTTTCAATTCAGTAACAGACTTTACAAGTATAATTTTCTTAAACACCCCCGACTTTAACAACTTTAATGCTTCAACACACGCCAAAAAAGTTTTCCCACTACCTGGAAGTCCTGAGATTATACTGATTTCGTTATCTTTTATTGCGTTAACAACTTTTTTTTGACTTTCATTTTTACAAACAATCTTAATCTGAATTGATTCAATGGCTTTATTGATATCCATTTGTTTTTTATCAACTGGAAATAGTTTTGTTGGTTTTTCCCCCTCACTACCACTCGTGGTTTTGGTGGATGGTTTACGTCCTCTAGGCATATATATGTTTTAAGGTTTTATGAAGGGTAGATGATATACCACCCTTCATAAATAAATATAACGAATAAAAAATTATCCGGGTATTTTAACAGTATGTTCTTTAAGAAAATCCCAGTTTTTATTAATGAATGGGAATAATCTATTATTATAATCTTCGTTTAATTTTTTTAGATTATCTTGATCTTCATTTCTGGTTTGACTTTCGTAGTGGTAAGCAACCAATGAACCGTCATAATAGTTATCATAACCAGATGTTAATGTTTTTAGGTTAAGTTCAACATCTTCAAAACAATTTATATATCCTTCGTTGAACATTCCAGAATTTGTAAAGGTATTTCTTCTTATCCCTAGTAATGCTGCGGTTGAACCTGTTCGTTTTATTAATGAAGTATTATAGTTAAAATAATTTCTCAAACCATGGTGGGTTACGCCTATTGTGTTATTTTTATTAAGGATATATAACATTATACCATCGTGTTGAATTGTGTTATCTTCAAAATGAAGTCTACAACCAATTGTTCCAACTTTTGGTTTTTCCTTGAATGTTTTTAACATACCATAAACGACGTTATTAAGTATTTTAATATCGTTATTACAGAAGATGATAAATTCATGTTTATCTGTTAGGTGGTTTGATACAACATCGTTATTTATTTTGGCGAAGTTATAATAATCATATTCTATTAGATTAACATTTGTGTTTTTATATTTTAATCTTATTTCATTTTTTTCATCATCCGTTGAACCAGTATCTGCGATAAAAATATCATATAGGTTTGGATTACAATGTTTATGGAATGAATCAATACAATCAAAGAGTAGGTTTAATTTTCCTTTTGTTGGTATTATTACCGCCGCCTTATTGTTATTCTTCAATGGTTTTTCTTTTATTTCCGGGATAAATATTTGTTGTGGTTTAAGATCTAGTGGTAGGTGTTGTTTATATTTATTTACAAATTGATCTTTTGACTGGAAGAATTCTTCATTTGGTCTACCAACAGATTGGTGTGTTATTTCAAATGATGATGTTATACCTAGTTTTATATTATCCAAATAATTTGGTATACAAAATCCGTGATCGTAGAAATGGAATCTACCTATTGATTCGTCAAATGTGTGTTTAATTTTTGTTTTATTGAACGCTATGAATAACCCATCAACGGTTACGACCGGTATTAAAAATGGTAGTTTTGGAGAATATTTACTTAAGAATTTTTTTCCATTTTCTGGGTGGTGATAAACTTGTCCCACCATTGTTTGGTACATCTTTTCCCAATAAATTCCTGACTCTGGGAAATAACAAGAACCTGCTTTTCCTATGATACCAAAATCTGGGTTGTTATTGAAATCTTCTAATAATTTTTTTCCCCAGTTTTTTTCAAGTTTTATATCATTATGGCAAGCGACAATTATATCATTTGTTGATTGATTGATTCCTTTATTATAAACCTGGGCCAATGAATATTGGTTATGGTTTTCAAATTCCAAAATTTGAACATCCTTTAACCCAACTGTGGTTAAAAGATGTTTTTTGAAATTTTGATTGTAGGTATTATCCTTGTGGGTTGAGTATATTATGGATATCATAAGTGTTATATGTTATTAAATTATTTTTTATATTTTCAATAATAGTATTAATATTAACACTATGTAAATGGGTGTTTATATAATTTTTGAAAAAAGGTATCCTATTATAACCTTCTTCTGAACCAATATGTCTTAAAAACTGGTTATCAAATGGTCTAAACATCCAATCATCAATAATTTCAATATTATTGTGATATCTATTAATTATGTTATATTGTAGTGGGTATTGTTCCCAAACGTGAATTTTATCGTAATAAGGGTTATCATTATTATTATACCAATTTTTTAATATGTTTAATGAATTTTCAGTATTACGTAATATGAAAAACCCGGCACAAGGTAAATTAGGGTCCCAAGGTTTGTTATTAACAAAAAAAATATCTTTATTACGATTTAATTGTTGTTTGTCAATATTTTTAATTTGATTAAGATAATCATTAATTGATAAATTTTGATTTGAAAAAATACAATCCGAATCAATGTAAACAATATATTCATATTGTGGGTAATCAATTAAAACTTTTATGGTTGACAATAATTTAGCCCAAGATGAGTGTCTTGGTTGATTTGTCGGTGATACACAATTAAATAATGAAAAATTATTATTTAGATGTGGTCTTAAATACTTAAAGTCATAATTATGTTTTTCTGAATATTGGTAATTAATAATAGCGGTTAATGTATTATAATCAGAGTTATTTAAGTTATCATTAATATCGCGATTATCCGATAATAATATTAAAACATTATTCATAAATTTTTTCACTTTTTATTTTTAATTCGTTGAATTGTGATGTGATCATTTCTTCATTATAGGTATATTGTATCCCCCATCTTTTAAGTCTATTTTCATCGGATAACCGAGAATTAAATAATCTATATCTTTCAATTAAATAATTAAGGTTTATGTATTTGTAGTGTAATAGTTTATATATTTGTCTTGAATGATTGATTTCACCTTTTGGTGTTGCTAAATGACAACCAGGTTGGTAATTTATTTCGTTTATTTTTGTCTTGTTAAATAATATTTTTTTGTTATACATCTGATTATGAACTCCATTTTTTATATTTTCTAACGTTATATCAGTGGGGTTTTCAGATAGATTAATCATATCAAATCCTTTTGTCTGTATGATTGTTGTGTTATTATTAACTTCATTCGTCAAATCATTTTCATTAATATCTAACAATTCATCACAATCACAAACTAATACCCAATCAGTTGTTGCGTTTTTCCAACAATTATTTTTTATATTAAGATATTCCGAATCCGAAATTGTACCATTTGTTTTATAGGTTGTAATATTACAACCATAAGATTTAGCTATCTCAACTGTATTATCAGTTGATTCATTATCAAATATGTTAATAATACAATTAGGGAAATTTCTTCTATAATGTTGAATAAAAAATTCAATCATTACTTCTTCATTATATGTTAAAGTATATATTGTTATCATAATTTATAGTACCAAGATCCGTCACCATAAGTTTTATGGGGTTTATTTAATAATTCGTTTACCGCCTTTTTTACTCCAGCGATATGGGGATGTATACGAATAAATTCCTCTGTATTATAATCATGTCCAGACAATATCTTTTTTGTTAATGGTCTCCAGTGATTTATATCGTTAATAACACATTCATATTTATGACAAGCGTCAACATAAACCATATCACACTCAAATGAAAAATCCGTTGAATATCCCTTTATTTTTTCAATGTTAGGGAAATCCTTCATCCTTAAGTCAAACTGGTCTTCAACATCACCATAATCCGCATGACTAGCTGAATCCGCATTATCAAACCCACCTTCCCAAGCATCAATACAGATTATTCTTCCATTTGGGAATTCTTGTGCGAATATAACACTACTTTCACCCATATACGAACCTAATTCAACAATGGTTGGAGTGTCCCCAATTATTTCTTTTACATCACGACAAAATCTTCTTAATTCCATTTCGGACTCAAGTGGTCGCATTACTGTTTTATAAAATGTTTTAGTCATATTATTTTATTTTTTTATAAGCCACAAAATCATCCCAATAATTTAATCCAGTATGGATTTTAATAATTTCAAAATTATCTATTTTAAGATTGGTAAATATGTTTATATCTTTATGTTGAATATCTTCAATAATGTAAATACCTCCAATTTTTAAGTGTTTTGCTAAGGTATTAATTGATAATAACATATGTTCAACAATATGACTACCATCATCAATTATTAAATCAAATTCTAATGATTCATTGTTATTGAATTCTTTAATATTCTTAATTGTTTTTTCTAATTCAATTTCCTTAGATTGGTCCGTATAGAATGTATTAATACGATTTTCATTAAACAATACATCTTCACGTATATCTAAACCATATATGTTTGCGTTATTAAAGAAATCCCTCCAAGCACGTAGACTAGCACCAACTTCATATGAAAAACCACAAATTGGTTTCATTAATTCATCATTACCAATACCGATTTCAATAACGTGTTTAACATCGTTTTTTATTTGATTTAATAATTTATAATATTCATTTGAATATGAATGTAAAATTTGCGGACATTTATCTGATTTATATTTAATAAATAAATCACATAATTCAGTTTTATAATATTCCATATATCTTATATTCCTGTTGAACCAAACCCCCGATCTCCACGATCTTTGTCTGGTATTTCGTTTATTTCATTTAATTTAACCCATTTTCCGTTCACCACCGGACACAATACCGCTTGAGCGACCTTCATTCCTTTAGTGATTGTAAATGATGTTTGATTTGTGTTAAAAATAATCACCTTAACCTCCGCGGAGTAAGAGCTGTCCACCGTTCCTGGTGAATTTAATACCATTAATCCTTGATTGATGGCAAGACCACTTTTACTACGAACCTGAATTTCATATCCATCTTGAATATCAAAAGCAAGACCAGTTGGAACTAACACTCTACCAAAAGGGGGGATTGTTATTTCTTCTGTTGAATATAAATCAAATCCTGAATCACCACCATAATTATAACTAGGTGTTTTAACATCTTGTTGAAGTTTTTGATAACCCAATGGTAGGGTTGTACTATAGTTGTTCATATCTTCTTCAAGTTGTTTAATATCCAATCCATATTCATTGAATATATCATCATCATCTTCCAATAAATCATCAACGGATACATCATCTAAATCACCATAAAGGTTTTTTATTTCTTCAATTTTTGATTTAAGGTATTCCAAATCTTCTAATTCTTTACTATTCATTATTTTAAGTCTTTTAATTTTATTATTACGTCAATTAATACATTAACATCTTTTTCACAATAGTTAACAATATCATCAATTCTTTTTTCATTCCAATATGCGTGATGAACTTTATCACCGGTTATTTCACCATCTTTTGATGATTTAACATTTAATGACGAACACATTAAGTCTAATGACCCAATAGATGAATAAGCACCATATTGCCAAACTTCTTTTGTATCAATTGCTTTAATTTCCCACGGTTTTGTATCATATGTTGGAAGTAACGCTGGGGGTAATAAACCATTAATTATCATTCTTTTTGCCAACATTGGGATATCAAAATTCTTCAAGTTATGACCACATAAGTAGAAATCTAGTTTTGAACATCTATTTAATAATGTTTGACAACTTTTAAGGATTTCTTTTTCATCATCACCATAAAACGATTGTGTTTTTACTTCACCATTATCTAAAACAAATGAAAATGATACACAAACTATTTTTGCGAATTCTGGAACTAAGGCACACCTGTTCGCGAAGATCCTATTTTTTTGATTTTCACGAACAAGTTCCTCTTCTGGAAATCTTTTCAAAAACCAATCATAATAATTGATAAATTGTTTTGCCACTTCTGGTTTATTAATAACACAAGTGTCATAATCTTTTTCAATCCCCACGGATTCAATATCCATGAACAAGATTTTGGTTATCGGATGCTTTAACATTTACTATACTTTTATAAAATTCACGTCTATTTTTGGTAACCGTTCTAAGGTTGTAGGTATCTTTAACTGTTTCATATAATCGTTCACCCATATCTTTAACCATATTTGGATTTTCAACTAGTTTTTTAATATACTTCGACCAATCACTATGATTCTTAACCTCGTCAACTAATAACGCGTTCCCATCACCAAATATACCATTTTTTAATGAATGTGTCAAATCAATTGTATATGGTCCAACATTTGATGCGATTAACGCCTTTTTATAAAAACCAGCTTCAATGACCTTTAATTGTGATTTCATTCTATTGAAAACATGGTTCTTTATTGGTGCTAATGAAATATCAATATTGGAATAATGCGACGCATAAGTGTTCACTGGTAAAGTCCAAATTCTTCTATATGGTAATGTATAATCACAAACATATTGTTCATCTTTATATTGTTGTAAAAATTTCAAATAATTTTCGTCAACAGTTTTATAATTATTTGTGAAAATCGCTTCGTATTTAGTCCATACAGTTTCTTCTGGTCTAATATCCCTTTTACGTTCTTCACCAGTTTGTTGATTGATTTCAGTAACTGAACCTCTAGTGTCAAAACCACACAATACATATTGGATATCTTTATTGATTGATGAATTTTTACCAATAAAACCATCTAATAATTTAAGATCGTGAAAATGTGATGACCCACCAATCCAACCAACTCTAACCTTATCACACTCTAATGTTGGTACATTAAATTGTTTTTCATCTGGATTGATTGCGTTGGGAAAAATATGAACATTTTTATTAAACTTCATAATTTCACTAGCGAACACACTTGTTGTTGTCGTCACGTAGTCCGCTTTTTTAAGGTTAGCAACGATTTTTTCATGTATTTTATGTTTAACAATCAATGAATGAATTGGATGTTCTTTTGTTGGTAGCCAATAATCATCAATATCATAAACAGTAACGATTCCTTCTTTTTTCAAGAAGTCCATAATTTCCAAATTCTGTTCGTATGAATGACCAATATTTCGGTGAACATGAACAATATCATATTTTCTCCAATAATTTGCGTCATTGATGTTTGGATTTGGGTCAATATCTACATGGAATTCATCACCATACATTTCCTGTAGCATAACATGGGGGTCGACTGTACGGTATTTACCTCAGCCAACCCCCGACTGGTCTGAAGCTAGAGCTAACACTCTAATCTTATCACGACCATTCAAGGGGTTGTTATTTATCATATTTAATTAATTTTTATTTATAGTGGGGTTAACCCATTAAAGAAAATATAGGTTTTTGATACCTATAAGTCAATTTTTATTTGTGGATTTATTATAAATGTTGAAAAAAAAATAAGTGGTTTGATAAAGTAGGATACATAGATAAAGTTAAAACCAATACCAATATCAAAGACCTCTACCTACTCAAAGGCAAAATCAAAATCTAAGTCTTGTTTTTACCACCCAGTTGTACCTATCCGGTTAACCTGTGTGGTCATTAGAGTCAAAACTCAGTTTTAAGAATTTGTAGATAGAGCGGAAAATATTAAGTTATAACTACTTGTTGCAGTTATCTTAGGCTGTATATACTATATCTTATATTTTCAGAAAACCTACCCTATCAAACCTAAATGGGGGTGATATCAACTTCTGTTTAACCACCCCCAACCTTATTAATTCAATTGTGATAAATAAAGGTCAATAACGTCCTGGAATCTTGAGTCAACGTTGATTCTTAACGCGGCGATTTCACTAATTTTAGTTTGACGATTGAACTCAAGTTCTTCTCGTAGTCTAGTTAACTCAGCGTTGTACGCAGCGTATTCTTTTTGGTATTGACTATTCAATACATCATTAGATGAATTAACTCTAGAAAAACCATCGGCATTGTGTCTGGCAATACGAGCATTTTCAGCGGTAGTTAGATCTTTAACTTTAGCCTTAAAATAGTTTACTCGTTGTTCGTACTGACGATGTTTAGCCGCCAATTCATTATGAATGGTTAACAACTGTTCGTTAGTGTGGTGGATGTGTACCATTAAAGGGGTTTTCTTCCCTTGTTCAATTTCAATCCACTCTAAAGTTTTAATTTTAGGTAATTCTTTTCTTAAAGAATCTAACGGACCATTCTTATGAATGAACTGACCAATATGTGCGGCATAAGCTTCCGCTTCAGTATATTCATTGATTTCATTTTCAGTTAGTTGTGACCAACCAAAATTTTCATCAACATTATCTAATGGTTCAAACACCTCCAATTTAGGTCTAGTAGGTTGTTCAATTGTCAACTCTATATCCATATAGCGAGCTTCTTTAATTAAAGAATCCTTCGCTTTAATATTCTCCATTAAGAATGCTTGAGTGGCGTGTAGTTTAGCTTTTTCTAACAACAATTCAGTTAGATTAGTAGGTACTGGTTTACCAACTGTCTCAACATAAGTTTGATCACCAATTGTTAATTTCTTCTCAACATTGTTGATACCATTTAACTCAGCTGCGATATCTGACGCACGTTGATTACACAAATTAGAAATTGATTGTGCTTGTGATAAGGATAAACCTTTTGTTGCTAACGAATGTTTTTTCATAAGAATAAGATTAAAGATTTTTAGTAAAACTAGTTATTATTTTTTAATTGGTCAAATATATTTTTTAATTTTTTTTTGTTTGTGATTTCTTCTACAAATATAAATGTTTTTTTCATTCAAACAATATCTGAATAAATATTTTTTGTAAATTTGGTAAATAAATTAAAGATAAAGATTATGAAAAAGTTGGTGTTAACATTATTCCTATTAACAAGTATTAATTGTTTTGGTCAACGTGGACCATATGGATATGGGTATGGTATTCGTTTTGGTTGTGGGAATGATTTGGATTTAACATTCACTGGTGGAATGTTATTAGCTGGTGGTGGGTTTACATACTTATATGGTGCTCAAGTATATCCTTTTTTTACACCTGGTTATAGTACATATCCAGATCAAAAACAAATAAGTAATATTCAAACTATTGGTTTGATTATATTAAGTACTGGTGCTGGAATATTAATTGAGGAGTCTATTCGTCATTCACTACATAAACGAGGTAAAACAAAAAACCCCCGTTTTTAATGGGGGTTTTAATTTATTCACTAATTTTTCGTATTTTGGATAGTTTCCCTTCAAACATATGTTGACCGACTCTAAACTTAAATTGTTCATTTGTTTTGGATGTTGATTCTACAAGTAGACCATTTTCTTTAAGTACTTCTTCCATTGTTTCACGAACTATTGATCTAATATCATCAGCTGTTATGGAAGGTATGGATTGTTGAGGTGTTTGTTTTTGTCTTGGTTCAGTTATTGGTGTAGTACCTTTGTTCATTAATCTTGATGCTTTTTCAACTAAATCATCGGATAATGTTGTATTACCCCCCATTGATGTTGGTTGAGCGATTGGATTTTCAATCATAAGTTGTTTTATTGCGTCAGGTAGTTTTGAACTCATTATACGATCCGTGGTTAATGGTTGTGGATTTGGTATTGTTTTTTGTTCGGCCATAAATTCTTCTGGTAGGTTGTAGTTCGCAGTTGGTGCTTGATAATCTTCAACCATTGGTGTTGAGTTAATATTTGTTGGGACACTACCTCTACCCATTGTATTATGTTTATCCATGATTGCTTTGGATACCATTAATCTTTTAATTAAATCATTTTCGTTATTCATACTTATGCGATTAAATCGTTATTATTATCATCAAATTTAGCGTTAATTATTACCCTTGTCATACTTTTATCCCCATTTGGGTTATAACCTGGTCTTGGGATTAAAAATGGTTCACCCGTTGGCTTAAATGACAATATTTTATCAACTCTAAAAATCCTCCATCCTGGTAGTGGTTGTTTACGTTTATAATGGGTATGTGAAGCACCTTTATCATCCCAAGCTCTAACTATAGGATTCCCTGCTTTACTATATCCAAAACAAACAGGTTCAATTTCACGCAGACCTTTACCACCTGGTTCATCCCCATCATAATAGATGATGATTTTTTGTTTATGTTTAATCGCCTTAATCACCGAATTAACCGACGCTACTTCAAGTATAAGGTTTTTAACTGTATTGTAAAGATTCATGTTAAGCTTTTGGTGTTGTGTATGGATTAACTTTTTTATAAGTATTGATCACTATTTCTTTTTTACGTTCAACGATATCTTGAATCGCACCTGCGTTATCGTTATTAGTATCTAAAAAAGCACCAGTTCCTTTACCTTGAGCATCACCAGTCGCTAAAGCGTCCGGATTTGTTGAGGTATATTCATTGGTTTTTTTATAATCATTTTTAGGGAATAATTTACCACGTTCACCTTGTGCGATTTGTGATAATTTGTTATTCGGTTGGTCAAAATTTAATGGTTCATTAGCTGGCATAATTAGATTATTTTTTTAATTAAATCGTTTATTCTTTTAAGGTTTTCTGTTATTTCGGAATTATAATAGTCTAAAGAAGACTTATGTGCTTTTGATGGTCTATTAAGATCCGTTATATTATCTTTTTGATGTGGGTCTAGGTATTGGTTTGGTAATACTATAGATTTTATTTCTTTACCTAATTCAACACCATCACGCATTGTAGTTAGGGTATTGTTAACCCAATCTTTAACGTAGTGTCCACCATTCAATATAAAAGGTTTGTCATCATCATTACCATTGAAGTTGTCAAACCAATTTTTCATTCTTTTAAGTTGTGAATAAGTTATTGTTTTCTTTTCACGCAATTCTTTATTTCGTTTATATCCTTCAATTCGTTCATGACCATTTGCTGAGTCAAAACATTGTTGTAGATAATTAACGATTGTTTTTGGTAGGGGGATTATATTTCCATATAAATCACTATTCATTGTTTTTTAATGCTTTAATAATATCATTTATGGATACACCTTCTTTTTTCGCTATTTTTTTAATTGACTCAATATTCTTTTTTAAGAATGTATCAATTGGTTTTGTTTGTTCTTTTTCAATGATATCGGATTTATCTTTATTTTTTTTTGTTAAGATATCTTCTACCATTTTTAACATTTGTTTTTTTTCTTCCTCAATTTTTTCTTTTTCGGATAGTCGTTGTTTAATGAACGCACCTTTAACTTTTCCCTTTTCAAGTTTTGGATCTTTACCGAATTCGTTAGCACGTTCTTCAGGATTTTCAACCCCCATATCTTCAAGGGTTTCAACCGTTTCATCATAGTCCAGGTATTCTGTTTCATCCCAACCAAAATTTTTATGAACATCAGTTTCAGAAATTGTATTTGACTTTTCATCTTCACTTTCCCCCCAATATACACGATAACCTAATCTAAATGGGTCTTGTGCGATGCGAGCCGCGGCGACTGTCTGGTCCATTGTACTTTTTGGTGATAACACTTGGTTTGTTATTGGAATATTAGATCCCAACATGGCACCGTCCGAATCAACAAGTTCTTCAATTTCACCATCTTTAATTTTCTCAAATTTTTTGGCGATGTAGTTTTTTGATAACTTTTTTTTATTTTTTAAGAATTTTGAAATTTGTTCTTTAACTTCTTTTTCATCTTTTTTATCAAAATCTACACGAGTGTCATTTTTTCTTGATTCGGTTAAAGTATCCGCTACGGAATAAAAAACCATGATTTTATTTTTACCTTCTTTTATAAGAAAATAACAATTATTACTATAATATTCTTTATTAAACTCCAACATATAGAATTACTTTATTAATAAATATTCATTAACCGAGTATTTATCTAAAAAAGAATAACGTGCCACAAAATATTAATCAATATTTTAATCCAAATTGGAAAATTACGTTGAGTCGTGATACATATTATGTTGCCATGACTTCAGATGAAATGGATTACAATCAAGAAGTTGTATTTTCCCCATTCTTAATTGCTCAAACTTATGGTAATAAATTGCCATTATATTTTGATACAAATAATGAAGAAACTTCCCAACTAGATTTACCATTGGTTTATGGTTCATATAATCCTGGAAATATTTTTGTATCACAAAATTATTATAATATTAACGATGAAGATTTAACATGTTTTTCATCAACAACCTTATGTGATATTGGGTTGACTGGTATTGATAATGGTTTGGTGGATAAGATGACCGGAAATACGATTACGTTTACAAAAGGATTATTATCGGATAATGATAAGTTTGATCGTCTTAAGTTTGATCGTAGAATGAAATTATTTCAAACTACTGGTTATACATCACAAAATATTGTTTTTTCAGGTTTTAATGACGTTATTTTATATGAAGTTGTTGGTAAAGAATTGCCGGGGATTGGAAGATACCATGAACTATATGGTGGTTTTTATCAAGGGTTTTATAAATTATTTGGATATGATTATGAAGTCATGCCAAATAGAATGAATAAAGGATGGAGTATTGAGTTAATTCTTAAACCTAGATTATTCAATGAATTTACACCTAGTAGTGGTCAAACCACACTAAATACTTTATATCCGGATAATAAAAACACTTTTTTCTATTTGGGGACTAGAGCTGAGAATAAATTTTATCATCATGCGAATGGTTCACCAATTAGTGGTTATACTAGGGTTACGGAAGAACTACACGAAAAAGTGGATACTTGTGCTTGTTGTGATACTGGGAATACAAATAGTCGTTGTGTTTATGTTTACCCACCTCGTTCAATGGATGACAAATATGATTATCATCAAAACAATGGGTGTGATAAATGTTCAAACGTGAAGTCATCATGTTATGAATGTAAATATTGTGGATGTTCAACACCGGAATATGGTACTTGTGGTTGGGAATGTAAAAAACATTCATGTTCATCAAGTATTGAGAATACGTGTGAATCCGACCCATTATATGATTCAATTTCCAATGCGATATCTTTTAAGTTATCTGGTGATGTTAAAAACCCATCCATTTGTGTTAGGGTATTACGATTTACTGGTGATTGTATTACTGCGGATACTTGTGATAGTTCAATAACGTATACAACAGGTTATACAATTGAAAATCATTGTACTGGTCCAATATACCCTAGATGCCAACAAGAAAATCCTGAATGGTTGGATAGTGAACATTGGTTTATGGTTAATGTTGTTTGGCAACGATATGAATTTTTGGATGATTGTGATTTATTTTATAAAGGAGGGTTAGATGTTATCACAAAAACAAGTTATCTTGAATCATTGGCGAATAATACTCAATCATTGATTAGTGGGGAATATAATCATTCTGGTTCACCAATACCTCAACAAGTTGAATTGGTTAATATCAATGAAGATTGGTTAAGGGAAAAAGATTATCGTAAAGGTAGGTTAAGAATTTACCTTAATGGTAAAATATTTCATACAATTGAAAATTTTGAAGAAATAATCCCTAGAGGGTTAAATACGGATAAGGAAAAACAAATTGGAGTTCCATTTAACATTTCATGGGGTGGTGGTACACAAGGGTTGATTGAGAATTTAACTTTTAGTTCATCAACACAATTAAATGGACCATACATACAAGACCCAGAATGTTTATCAAATGATATATTAAGTGGAACAACCTTCAGTGGTTTGAATACAAATATTTTAATTAATCAACATTTCGCGGGTACTTTTGAGGGTGCGGTATCACAATTTAGAATGTATGTTGTACCATTATCCGCACCTGAAGTAAAACATAATTTCAATCTTCTTAAAGATAAGTTTGAAATGTTTAACCCAGATTGTCCAGATTGTTCTACAATAGTTTGCCCTGAAAATGATTTCACATATGTTATTAGTAATGGTTCAACAATTGAATCACCAATTGAAATAACTGAAGATAATAAATTTTTGGGTAGAATGTTTATTCCAGATGTTAGGGATAACAAATATTTAATTAAAAATAATTTCAATTTAATTAAAACCAGAATTAATTCAAAAAAGGTCGTTAAAACACCTAGTAGAAAACCACAACCAACACCATCACCTTCACCACAACCAATGTTAAGATTTTGGAATAGTGATGGATGGTGGGGAAATCAAGGTAATAAACCATATTGTGTTGGTTATTCTTGGGCACATTGGATTGAAGATGGGCCAGTTGAACATAAGGGTATCGCACCAATTGTATCACCGGAATTGATTTATTCTCAAGCACAAAAATTAGATGCTTGGCCTGGTGAAAATTATGATGGCACTTCTGTTAGAGCTGGGGCTAAATTCTTAAAAGACCAGAATATGATTCAATCGTATTATTGGGCATTTGATGTTGATACGTTAATTAAAGCGGTATTTGAATTGGGACCAGTTGTTGTTGGAACATATTGGTATCGTGGTATGTTTAGACCAGATAAAAATGGTATTATACGACCAACCGGTGGAATTATAGGAGGACACGCTTATGTTATTAATGGGGTTGATAAAAATAAAAAGTTATTTAGAATTAAAAATAGTTGGGGAAAAACTTGGGGTAAACAAGGACACGCATTTATATCCTTCAACGATATGAAAAAATTAATAAATCAAAATGGGGAAATCTGTATTGCCATTGAAAATAATTTTTAATAATGAATAATACGATAACAATATCAAGTAATAACTTTAATGGTGAATTGGTGAATATTTTATTCAAACCGGATAATCAAGATATTACTATAAATCTAGGTGATGTAAATATCCCTTATTCATTTAATACAGAAGGTATTATCCCACCATGTGAGGTATATGGTACATACACTATTTTGGTTAAAAGTACAGATTGCCCTTATTTTATGAATGTTGTTAGGACAACTCCTTCACCAACACCGACTCCAACACCCACTAGTACTCCAACAATCACGCCTACACACACTTTTTATCCAACATCAACACCAAGTATTACACCATCATACCCAATTTATACACCAACACCTTCATTTTATATATGAATTTTGAGTTAACTGGAATATCGGGTCATTCACCATATGATATCTATATTTGTGATATCACGGATACCTATTGTTATTTGGTCGCTTCGGGAATAACTACAATACCCCCATCTATTGAATTAATAACACCTAGTGAATTTGGTGGGGTTGAAGAACTATTAATTAAGGTGATTGATATTGAGGGCTGTAAATTTTTTAGGTATTACACTTGTTTAACACCAACACCTACCCCAACACCTACCCCAACACCCACACCAACTCCAGTACCTACTGAATGTTTATGTATTAGTGTTTACAACCCAACTGTTGTTA